AACCCCTCCTGTATTAGCATCATCTTCCCAAGTTAAAACACCACTTCCGTCAGTTTTTAAAACTTGATTTGCTGAACCATCATTTGTTGGAAACTCGTATGCGTTGTAAAAGTTTATCTTGCTAGTTGATAGATACAACTGTGATCCATTTCCTCTACCATCTGTGATTTGTGCAAGTGATGAACTTAAAACACCATTGCTTGTGGTTTTTAATAAACCCGAATATGTTGCGGATATTTGTTGATTAAATAAATCAGCCATTCTTTTTTAGTTTTAATAAAAACTTCTTTAATTTCTTAATGTTTTCTTCTTTTGGTTTGTAACTCAAAGCACCCATCCATTAAATGTTGCATCAGAACTTGGATTAATATCATTGTTTACATTTGATGTATATTCGGGAAACAAGTTTTCGTTGAAACACATATAATCTATAAACCTTCTAGCGTACCAATCAGCGTGTGTTCTTGCCTTTTCTACTAGATAGTCCACTTCTGTTTTATTAACTGTCTCAGCGTTCTCTGAGGTGTGTTTAAATACCCCTCCGTTTTTCACTTGGTAAGCAGCGAATGGAAGATAATCTACTTGTGCAAACCAAATCAGCATTGGCTGAATGTATTCGTTTAGAAGTGTCTTATAATCAGAATAAGGAACAGTATCTATGTCACCATTTCCAACTATTGTTGTGAATTTATCATACAACTTTGTACCTAGATAATTCTGAATATTTATCTGTTGGCTAATCTTGATAAATTGGATGAACTTATCTGTGTCAACATTGCCATCTAAGATGGAATTTCTAACTAGATCGGTGCGATTTATGAATAATACTGTTGCCATTTCTTATTTCTTTTTAGTTGGATACGCTCCTTGATTGGGCATATTTACAGGAGCAATCTGTGCCTCTTTCCATCCTCTTGGGGAAGGCTTGTAACTTTTAGGGATTGTTCTTGCTCTCTTGTATTTGTCAAAATCATCAGTTTTTTCTGTGTTCTTTTTAAGCCTATATAACTGCTCTTTCCATGCGTGTCTACAATAGATACCACCTTTGAATTTAAATAGGTTATACGGCTTACCTTTGTGTCCTAGTCGCTTGTTTACACCCTTGTCTGATGCTTTATCAATATCTTCAATTCTGTATATGATTCCTTGCCCTGCCAACTTCATCATATTTGAGCAAAACAACCTAGATTCATTTCCGCTTTTCATTGCCTTCTTAGATTTCTTAAAATACTTGTATCGTATTTTGTAAAGGCTTTTATCTAGCACAGAAAACACTTTAGGCTTACCTGTAATTTGATCTGCAAATTTTTGAAGTTTTGATTTGCTTGGTTGAATGAGTTGTGTTGCCCACTCCTCTAGGTTTTCACCTTCATATTCTCGTTCATCTACTAATTCCCATTCATCTGTGATAATCTCACCTTCCAATTCAGCAAGGATTTCATTACCCATTTCATCTGTTAATTCGGGAATTTCTTCACTTGCTTTTATAGGTACACAATTAGGAACTTTCTTGCCGTTCTTGGTTTTCATTCCTATCATTTCGTAACCATCGTAACAAGGCTTTTTAAGATTAATCGCATCATCATGTGTGGCACAAGGCATAAACCAAACCTTTCCATCTTCCTCATGCTCGTGTGAGCCTTCACATCCAAGTGCCTCTGCTACCTCTTCGGCTTCTTCCTTTGTCTCGTAGACAGTTTGCCCATCAATCTCTTTTAAACTGATCTTGGACATCTGTACACCTGTCTCTTCTTCAATGTCCTCTTGGCTTTGTATTGTTGTGTCAACCTCTGTGAACTCTAAAGGTTGTAAGGTGACAAAATAAAGATTCAAAGCAATGTCATTATAGGCAAGTATTTGATCAAATGAATCAATCAACAACTCTTGAAATGGGCGAATTACTGTGTTGTCCATCAACAAGGATGCAGTTTTAATTTCATCTGCATTGTTACCTAATCCGCTATTGTCTTTTATTCCTAATAACATAGGAGATACAACCCTATGAGCAACCATTATTTTTTGTGTAGCCTCTGTTGAAAGGAATTGATATTGATTGTGTGCATCTGATAATTGAACAGGTGTAATATCTGCTTTTGATTCAGCATTATCATTGAATGCAAGTATGAATTTACCTGCATTACTTGTTCCACTAAATTTAGATGCAATTTTACTTTCTAGTAATTGCCTTTCCTCTTGGTTGGGTGTGCCGTTGTTGAAATTAATGAGCATGGAAGGTGCTAACCCATTCATTATATTATTGATGTGATAATTAGAAATCTCTTCTTCTAATTCACAATATTGCAAACCACCTTGATAATCCACAGGTGAGTAATAATAAAAACCTGCTTTGTATGGTTTAATGTATAAAATCTCAATATCCTCTTTTGACATCCCAAATGCAGGTATTCTCAATGGTGTATCACTAGGTTTTATATTTGTCCAATCCTTAAAATAGTAATACGAAGGAACTTCTCCATCTTCATTGGCTTTTTCTGCTCTTAAAGTTTCTATTGGAAAGTGTTCTACTTTAATTATCTTTTTTCTGTTTTTAGAATAGATAATTTGAGCAGCACATTGCCCCATTAATTTTAAATCATAGGATAATTTCCTAACACAATCTTTACCAAATAATGAAACCATCTGAGCATATTCATCGGGTTTCTTATTGGCATCTGTTGCGTTTAATCCTTTGCCATATATTGCTTGGCTTATGCCATTAATAGCAGCGTTGTTTGTGGGTGATCCGTTATACCTATCAATTAAGAATTGAAAGTAATTATTGTCAACACCGTATTCTACCCAATCTTTGTTTTTTACCTCTTTTACTTCGGGTGAAGTGTAGGTGCTTAAATTAACAAATCCAATACTTGGTTCTTTTGTCACACCTTTGGGTAAACTCTTTTGTCTTTTCATACTACTATGTATTCGTTGTTGTAAGAATCATCTGTTGTGAATTGTCCTTCATTTAGATTGTAATAATCATTATTCACTTGATTGATTGTTTGATCAGTACAAAAGATTCTATCCTTGAAAATAACATCTGTTCCCGAACTTAATGTCATGTCGTAAAAGTGATTTGATACTAAAACAGGTGAGAATGTGTTTTGAAATGTTCTATAATTTCCACTTTTAGTGACACCTGTAATATTGTATGTCACACTTGTATTTGTACTGTCATCTCTAATAACCATTGTAAAACTTGTTAAAGTGTAATCTCTTGGTATTATCTTAAATGTTTGTGCAGATGCTGATGTTGTTAATACAATCATACCTATATAACGCAAAAAAATTGGGGTTTTGTTTTATGATCCACACCCCACACAATCAATTTCCGAAGAACTAGGTTTAGAACCATTTAATTTCATTTTTAAATTATGAATTTTATCTTTTATTTCCATGTCTGTGAACATATTACCTGTTAATTGAGATTCTAAACTTTGGATTTGATTGTATAATTCTTGCATTTTTATAAACAATTTTAAGGTTAAAAAGAATTGACAGTAGTGTACTGTCAACTAAATAAGACAAAAAAAAAGCACCCCCTCAAAGAGATGCTTTTACTAGAAGAAAATAAATAATTAAGGAGTTACTGCTGAAGTAGGATCAATTTTTGTTCCTTGAGTTGCTCCTGTTATCAATGTTGAAGTGATAAATGTTGCAGGATCGGGTTCTTGCCCTACCAATGTCATTGTGAATCCACTCAAATCGGAGGGTTGTGTTCCTGTGCCGATTGTTCCACCTGTCATTTCTACACCATTTTCCAAACCTACTATGAACATATTCGAATAGTAATCTTCAACCGCTACACTAGGACGCCCCCAAGCAAGTAATTTAATTTGCTCTTGTGTTGGTGCATCTAGATAAGTTAAAGTTAAACTAAGCGTTTGCTCATAGAATGTAGTTCCTGTTTCCCTAGAACTGTTAATTGCAGTTTCTAGCGAAGATGTATTTTTCACATCATATTCATAAACAGTAGGAGTACCTGCTATTGCAGTAATAACTCCATCTGTATATGTCAATGCTCCTAATCCATCTAGATCAAAAAAGTAAGCAGCCTTAATTCCTCCGAATCCTGCCTTGCAAGGAAGTACTCTTCCTGCTGATACATTACATGCCATATTTTTTTATATTTTAAAAAAAAGGGGTAGATAGACATAACCACCTACCCCTTTCTTATGGTTTAAAATTTATTAAGAGTAAAGAACGATGTCAGAACCAATTCCGTACTGTACGGCTGCTGCAAATCTCATCACCAATCTCACATTTTGTGAGCCATCCAAATCCCTCATATCCAACAACTTAACTTCATTTTGATCGCTAAGTAAAGATGTACCAAAATACAGATTAGATTTCTCAGCAGCAACTGCTTGATTATTTCCTAATCCATTTGCTACGAATAATGGAATACCACCAAATGATAAAGGTGCGCCATTCTGATACCACAATGCTCCTTTGTTATCGATACCACTTCCCAATGCACCCATTGCACCAACATAAGCCTTTGCAATGTTCTGTGATACATATATGTGCAAATCTTCCTTACCAAACAAAGTAGCAGGAATTGCGTCAACTATTTTTTGCATTTCTGCAACTACGTTTCCAACAACAACTGCACCTGCTGCAACATCAATTACATCAGCGTCAGCAGTCATAAGTGTTACGAATCCATCAAACTCACCTGTTGTAGCGTTTGTACCACTCCAAATATT